AATAACTATTAATTTCTTCTTTTTCTTCTTTCTTTTCTTTCTTTTCTTTCTTTTCTTTCTTTTCTTTCTTTTCTTTCTTTTCTTTCTTTTCTTCTTTTTCTAATAGTAAACTTAAATTACTTTTCTTCTTCTCCATATATTAATTAATTATTTTATTTTAAATTGTAGGTATAAATTCCCAATCTAGTTCATCACATATTTTTTTCCAAATATTATCTTGTTCAATCCTTTTTTCTCTATCTTTGAGCATTGGAAAATAAGGTAGAAATTGTTTTTGTTCTAATAATTCGCATAATTTATAAACAGTATAGTAATAATTTAAGAAATTAACTCTATCATCGGGGCAATATTTTGCATAAGGACGTTGTATTTCCATAAAAAGATTGCATAATGTATCTTCTAATTCTGGTGTCATAATAGGTGGTTTAATTCCAATAATATCTTTAATAAAAGGTATATGTTCATAATATTTGTTATATCCTAATTTTTTGAGAATTTCTTTGGCTTTAATATTAGTAATTTGTTCTCTTTCTATTCTTTCTTTTTTAATTTGATTTTTAATATCTTCAATAACTTGTTCAGGTATTTGTGTTGTTTCTTTAGCTTGAAATTGTGCTAAAATTTCTCTAAAGTGATTAATTCTTTTATATGCGTAAAAACAAACTTCCTTTGGAGGTTCTTTGTAAGATGGTTTTTCATTTTCTACTAAATAATTAATACTTTTATGACAATTATTGCAAACAAGAAGACCATCTTCATCAACAGGTATTAGTTCACCTTTGTTGCAAAATCGGCATACATTTGTTTCTTGAACATAATCATTAATATCAAAATGATTTTTATCAATATTAGAAAAGAATTGTTTAACATTTTTATTTTTATTGTCATTATTTTTATTATCATTAATGGTTTCTTTTTTAAAGAAAGCATCTAAAATAACACTTTTGGTAAGCCCATTAGATATATTCTTTTTTTCTTCAAAATATTCAAAAATATGCTGTGCATTATCTAGTAAATATTCTTTCTTTTTTTTTTTAATTTTTTTTATTTTAGAGTTAATTTTTTTAAGATTATCTTGAATGTCTAATTTTTCTTCAATTAATATATTTTCTTTTTCTAAAGTCTTTAGGAGATTTTTTTTTTCTTCAAGTAATTTGGGTATTTCAATATTTTCTTCATCATGAAAAGTATTTAACATTTCATTATGCTTATTATCTAACGTTTCAATGGTTTTTTTATCAACTTTAATATTTTTATTTGTCTTGGGTTTGAAGTTAGGCATATTATATAGTAATTAATATATTTATATACTTTTTGTATATTACTATTTATGATAAGGTTTAGAGTAAAAATGTTATTCGTTATATAAAAATAAATTAATTTAATTTTTAATTAATTAAATTATTTTTCAAAAAAAAAAAATATTTAGTAATACTATAATGGGTGGTGGTCTCATGCAACTCGTAGCCTATGGCGCACAAGATGTTTACCTTACTGGTAATCCTCAAATTACATTCTGGAAAGTAACATACCGTAGATATACTAACTTTTCAATGGAATCTATTGAACAAACTTTTAACGGCCAAGCTGATTTCGGTCGTCGTGTAACATGTACAATCAGCCGTAATGGTGATTTAGCTTATCGTACTTACTTACAAGTCACATTACCAGAAATTGGTCAATCAATGGCTGCTTCTGGTGAAGATGTTTATGCACGTTGGTTAGATTGTCCTGGTGAACAATTAGTAGCTCAAGTAGAACTTGAAATTGGTGGTCAACGTATTGATCGTCAATATGGTGATTGGATGCACATCTGGAACCAATTAACCATGACTGCTGAACAACAACGCGGATACTACAAAATGATTGGTAATACTACTCAATTAACTTACATTACCGATCCTGATTTCGCCGCTGTTGATGGTCCATGTGGTGGTTCATCTGCCCCTGCACAAGTATGTGCTCCACGTCAAGCTCTTCCTGAAACAACTTTATATGTTCCATTCCAATTCTGGTTCTGTCGCAACCCAGGTCTTGCCCTTCCTTTAATCGCTCTTCAATACCACGAAGTAAAAATCAACTTAGATCTTCGTCCAATTGATGAATGTTTATGGGCTGTTAAATCTTTAACTGAATCATCTGGTAATCAACAAGTCACTGCTGCCTACAATGCTTCTCTTGTAGCTGCTTCTTTATATGTTGACTACGTCTTCCTTGATACTGATGAACGTCGTAGAATGGCACAAAACCCACATGAATACTTAATTGAACAACTTCAATTCACTGGTGATGAATCTGTTGGTTCTTCATCTAACAAATTGAAACTTAACTTCAATCATCCATGTAAAGAACTTGTTTGGGTTGTACAACCTGATGCTAACGTTGACTACTGTGCTTCATACACTGGTGGTTCTATGTTATACAAAACCCTTGGTGCACAACCATTCAACTATACTGATGCCGTTGATGCCCTTCCAAATGCCATCCATGCTTTCGCAAGTGGTGCAAGTGCTTTAGAATCATCTGATGCTTTCATCACTGGATCTGGTCTTTTTGAATCACCATTTGCTGCTGATGTAGCTGGTGCATCTGTATCTGCACCTGGTGGTAAAGCAGAAAGTGCACAAGCTGGTGTTTCTGATGCTGGTACTTTCGTACTTTCTGAAGCTGCCCTTGATATGCACTGTTGGGGTCTTAACCCAGTTGTTGTTGCAAAATTACAACTTAACGGTCAAGATAGATTCTCTGAACGTGAAGGTACATACTTTGACCAAGTACAACCATACCAAGCACACACTCGTGCCCCAGACACTGGTATCAACGTATACTCCTTCGCTCTTCGCCCAGAAGAACACCAACCATCTGGAAGTTGCAACTTCTCCCGTATTGATAATGCTACTTTACAACTTGTTCTTTCCAACGCTACTGTCAGCGGTACCAACACTGCCAAAGTACGTGTCTATGCCGTTAACTACAACGTATTACGTGTCATGAGCGGTATGGGTGGTTTAGCTTACTCCAATTAAGCAAACGGACTTTAAACTACACTATTTTTAGTTTTAAAGTTAATAATTTATAAGTAAAAGTATAATATTTTGTTTTTCATAAAATATTATAAAAATTGATTTATAAAACTTAAAAATAATTAGTATAAAAAAGAATGAGTGAACTTTATAACAATTTTATTGACTTACATAACAATATTTTGGAAAATATAGTAGATAAATTATCTACTAAATTTTGTTTTGATAAAAAAGATGCTATTAATTTTATAAAAAATTCAATAAGCTGTGATACATTATTGTATGAAGAAAGAATTGATGTAATTGATTTAAATAAACATGATGAAAATAAGGAAAATATTCCACCTATAAAAAAAAATATAGTAAAAAAGGAAAAAAAAGAAAAGAAAGAAAAGAAAGAAAAAAAAGAAGTTGACCCAAATGCACCAAAAAAGAAAAGAGGAAGACCAAAAAAAGAGCATATAGTAATAATTGATTCATCTGACGATGAAGAAGAAAATAATAATAATTGTAATAATGAAATGATTAATAATTTAAATAAAAATTTGAATATAAATGATAATTTGACAAAAAAATTAATTGATTGTGTAGAAAATAAAGATATTGAAAGTGATATTGAAGATTTTAAAGTAGTTTGATTTTTAAAATAAGATGTAAATGATATTTATATTTTTTTTGGTTTTAAATTTTAGGCAATTAAAATAATAATATTATATATTAAATGACTACAGAAAATAAAAAGAATACTTTTTTAAATGCAATATTAAAATATGAAGATCAATGGTGTGATTTCTGGGGTATTTTTAATCCATATTTAGACCCATTTACACACATGAAGTTTTCTAAAGAATTACCAATGTATGATTTAACTGCATATCATAAATATCCTAAGCATAATTTTGTATATGATAAATTATGGATTTGCAAATCTCAAGGACTTATTTGTGGTTTATTAAAAGATGTAAAACCAAAATCAAATATTGAATATCCTATTTTTATAAAACCTAGATGGGGTCATAAAACAGCAACTAGTAAAAATTGTTTTAAAATAAAAAAATATGAAGATTTGATTCCTTTTAAAGAAGATGAAGATATGATGTGGAGTGAATTTATAGACGAAACTGAAGGTATGACTGATTATATTTTGCATAATGGAAAAATAGTATATCAAATGTCTTTGAAATATTCAGATAAGCAAAATGGTTTTATAGATGAATGGAAATATATATCACCTGATAATAAACCACCTATTAAATCTACAAATTGGGTTAAAACACATTTAAATGACTTTACTGGTGTGGTAAATGTTCAATATAGAGGAGAGAAAATAATTGAAGTTGGTTTACGATTAGCAAGAGGCGGTGCTTATATTAAAAGCACAGATAGTGTAGAATTAGTAGAAAATATTAATTTAATAATTGATAAAGGTTCATGGAATTATGAAAAAGCAGAAAAAATAAAATACCAACCATTTTACTCCTTTAAATGCTATAGTAGTTTTCCTATTATATTTTTATTTCCACAGCACTATGTTGATAGTATAATGAAAAAATATAACTGTAAAGATTTTTACGAATATTATTTTGAACCATCTGGAAAATCTGGTATGGTATTTTTCCAATTTTTAAATAATGATTTTAAGAAAGGCATGGAATGCAAGAATTTTCTAGAAACTTCTTTATTAGCATGTCATTTATTTATAATAATTATGTTTTTTTTAATATTATATTTTTATTCAGAAAATTCCAAATATACAAAACACGTTATTATTTTTACAATGATATTTTTGTCTTTGAGGATAATTAATCCATTAACAACCCAATATAGTTTATGGAAGGCACAAAAACAACAATATTTTGGGAGTTAAATAAATTTTATTCTCAATAAATAATATAATGGTAAAAACAATGAAAAAAAAATATTCCAAAAAACATTCTAGAAAAAATTTAGGAAAAAAAATAAGAAAGGGTGGTCAAAAAAATAGTAAAAAAGATAGTCCTGATGATTTTACATTTGACCAGATATATCATCAAAGTAAAAAAGATAGAAGTATAGGAATGGATCACATGACCAATGTTAATAACTTACCTGAAAAATTTATAAAAGAATTAAAAGATCTTAAACAAATTAGAATGGCAAAAACATTAAAAGATAAAAAAGGTGGAAAAAAAACTAGAAAAAATAGAAAGACTAGAAAAAACAGAAAATAGATATCTAATTAATAACAATTTAAATTTTTTATTTTGATAATTTTATGAAAAATATTACCAAAATCTTGTAATGCGTATTTTAATGCAATATTTGGAACAAAAAATAGTTTATTATCTATAGTGGCATTGAAATTTAACATTAAAATATTATCTGAAAATTCACTAGTAATTATTAAATGGAAACTAATGTAAAATGAATTAATTTTACCTATAAATTTATTTTCATTTCTATTCCAATTTTGTTTTATCTTAACTTTTTTAAATAATTTTGGTAATAGTGTAATATTTGGATTAGAAATGTATTCAACTTGCTGAGGATTATTTAATAGAACTTTACCTTGAATAGATGGAGTAAATATAGTATTTTCATTTCCAACTTCTTCTAAATAGCTAAAGAAAAATTCAGTAGAACTAATAAAGTCGATTAATTCTTTATTATTTTTAAATGGTGTTTTTATAGAATGATTTACTGAATATTTTGCATAGCAATATGTTATGAAAAGCATTAATATAAATAGATTCATTATAATATAATTATATTAATGAATTTATATGTTTTTAAAATTAATTTATTAAGACCAAAAATTAATGTTTAAATGAATTGATCTCTTATCACAATTTATACAATTAGCATAAATTAAGTTTCCATATGTTTTGGGTTGATATTTTTTAGAACACAAATCGCATATCATAGGATATTTATTTATAATCATATTACAACAAGAACAAAAATTCATTAAAAAATTAGTATTAAGTTGATAACCGCACAAAAAACAGTTATTATATAAATTATTATATATTCCATTTGCATATACGTCTTTAATATTGAATTTATATTTAACATAATTGATAAAGGTTTTTTTACAAAAATAGTTGTGCAATTCTTCTATATTAATAAATGATAAAATGTAAAAAAATAAATCATTTGGTATATTCATATAAGGTATATATATTATAGAAAATAATTATAAAATATACTTAAAAGGATAATTGTAATACAATTATAAAATGTTGTATACAATTTTTTTAACATTATTTACATTAGCACACGCAAATAACTGGGAGAAGTTTTATGATTTCATACAAAAATTCAGACCATTGTATCACAGTAAAGAAATTTTTGAAAAACGTTTTGAGATTTTTTCAGAAAATATGATGTTTATAGAAAAAATAAATAATTTACAATCCAATTATACATTAGGAATAACAAAGTTTGCAGATATGACAGAAAAGGAGTTTAGTGAGTATCATTTGAAAGATTTTTCTATTTCAAGAACTTGTTCTTTATATAAACCAACTGGAGATAATATTCCCAAATCAATAGATTGGCGTGAACATAATAAAGTATCTAGTGTAAAAGACCAAGGACAATGTGGTTCATGTTGGTCATTTAGTGCAAGTGGGGCAATGGAAGGTGCGTGGGCAATAGCAAAAGATAATTTAATATCATTATCTGAGCAACAATTAGTAGATTGTTCATCAACATTTGAATACGGTAATCATGGTTGTAATGGAGGTCTTATGGATGGTGCTTTTAATTATGCAATTCATCAAGGTATGTGTAGTGAAGAAGAATATCCGTATAATGCAAAACAAGGTGAATGCATGAGTTGTGATATAGTAGCATCTTTTGAAAATTGTAATGACGTTCCACCAAACGACCAAGTTTCATTAGCAGAAGCAGTATCAAAAGGACCAGTTTCAGTAGCTATTGAAGCAGATACACGTACATTTCAATTATATACTAGTGGTGTAATAACAAGTGATGCATGTGGAACAAATTTAGACCATGGTGTATTAATAGTAGGGTATGGTGAAGAAAGTGATATTCCATATTGGTTGGTAAAAAATAGTTGGGGTAGTTCATGGGGAGAAGATGGTTATGTAAAAATTCAAAAAAGCAGTAGTACAAATGATGAAGGTGTTTGTGGTATTGCAATGCAACCATCATTTCCAATTGTTTAAAATATTTAAAATTCTAGAAACTTAAACCTGTCAGTTTTTTTTTTACATAATACAGTTTTTAATAAGAAATGATCATCTGTATAGTATACTGTATTATCTTGGAGTAATGCTGATAAAATAGGAAATGTTGTAATTGACATAATTAAGTTTTTACATTTCATCATTATGTATATATCAAATTCTACATCATCATTACCAATAATATAATTACTAATTTGTTTCTGATTATTAATTATATCTTGGTTGCATTCTTTCATTATATCTATTAAAAAATCTTTATCAGATTTATCATTATTTGTAATTAAATAAACAGGGCATTTAAATTTTTTATAACAATGATTTATTAGTTTAATTAGTTTTTGTTTTCCTATAAAGCATTGATAAACAAAACCCTTTTCTCCTTTGCAAGTATCATCCAATCTACAATGTATAAGTGTAGAATTACATATTGAATTATAATCATAATTATTTCTAAACATTATATCGTATTTTTCATGAAATTTTGATTTTAGCTTATGAAAACATCCACTATTATAAAATTGATCCGGAAACGGTTCATCTTTATAATTATATATTTCTTTTATTATTTGATAAGGTCCCCAATGATAATATCTTTGTTCTTCCATTGATTTACCTCTAATATTAATTTTTTTCATCCAGTTAGAATCAAAACTTCCGTTCCATAATAAATCATTACGTATAATACTTCTTTTTTCAGTTGTTTCAGAATTTTCTAATAAAAAATTATAAATAATTGTGTTTTTATATCTATTAGAACCTCTAATTTTATCTTGATGAGTATTATGAAATAATTTTCGTTTTGAAATATAAGATAAATAAATAGCAGCAATCCAAGGTATAGCATTAGAACCATAACGGTCAGTTCTACATGATATATAATATTGTTCTTCGTCTAAAATCATTATATATAATGTTAGTAAATAAATAAAATAATTTAATAGTATAATTAATTAAAAAACTTATAAGATTAAATATATGTATAATAATTTAGTTGGTATTGTAGGTGGTGGTCAATTAGGGCGTATGATGATAGAATCTGGTTATAAAATAGGTTTACAAACAGCAATACTAGATCCACATGGTAGTAATAGTCCTTCAGGAAAAATATGTCAAATATCTATAAAAGGTTCATTTCATGATATAGATAAAATGGATGAATTAGCCAATAAATGTAATATTATAACTATAGAAATAGAACATGTAAATGTTGATGTATTATTAAAATTAAAAGAAAATGGGATAAAAATAAGACCAGACCCACTTGGAATACAAGTTATTCAAGATAAATATTTACAAAAAATAAATATGAAAAAAAATAATATTCCACTAGGGGATTTTATAGAATTTAAAAATGGTGATGAAGAAAATATAGGTAATATATTTGGTTATCCATTATTATTAAAAAAAAAGAGGGAAGCATATGATGGAAAAGGTAATATTGTAATTGAAAATCTAGAAAATTTTAAAAAAAATATAAAAGCATTAAAAAATGCAAATAATTCATTATATGTAGAAAAATGGGTACCATTTACAAAAGAATTAGCTGTAATGGTAGTAAGTCATAAAGTAAGTAATACAATAAATGCTAAAAATATTGAAGAAAAAAATAGAATGCTTATTAAAGATAAAAATATAGAATTACTATGTTATCCGGTAGTAGAAACTTTTCAAAAAAATAATATATGCAATTCTGTATTAGCACCTGCAACAATAACAGAAGATATAAAAGAAAAATGTTGGAATATAGCTATGAATTCTATTGCTTCATTACCTGGTAATGAAAATGTTGGTATTTTTGGTGTTGAATTATTTTTATTAAACAACAATACAGTATTATTTAATGAAATAGCACCGAGACCACATAATTCAGGTCATTATACCCAAGATTCTTGTTATATTGACCAATTTGAAGCACATTTACGTGCAATATGTGATTTACCAATAAATATTTCATCATTAAAAATGAAAACAAATATAGCATATATGGTAAATATTCTTGGAACTGGAAATAATGATACAACCATGAATATTTTAAATAATGCAATGAAATTAGATAAAGCTAGTGTGCATTGGTATGGTAAAGATGAATGCAAAAAAGGGAGAAAAATGGGGCATTATACAATTACTGGAAATAATATAAATGATATAAATGAACAATTAGATGCATTATCATTTTATTTTAATTAATTAGTTAATAATCTCCGTAAAGAATTATTTTCTGATAAAAGTTCTTGAATAGTATTTTCATATTGTAAAAACTTTTTTTTTATGATTTCATGTTCAATTATAGCATCATGAAAATCTTTGTATATCTTTAATTCTTTTTCTAATTCCATAATATGCTTAGTATATCTTTCAATTATATTTTTATACAAATCATTATTTTCTCTAAAACAAGAAATCATTATAAGATAATAAAAAATTAATAAAAATAAATATCAATTTTAATTAATTTTAATAACCTAATTCATATCCACATTTTGAACATATATAATATGTTTCAGGATATGCACAAGTTTCAACATGTCTTTTAAAATCATGTTCGCAACAACGATATATATCAGATTGAACACTTGAGATTTTATTTTTTAATTCTTCAACTTCATTTAATTTTTTATAATATTCTTTTTCTAGGAATTCTTTTTTTTGAAAAAGTTCTTCCATTCTTATTTAAAATAATGTAGATACTATAATTTTTCAATTTTTATTTATAAAAAATATAATTTAACAATCAATTGAGTAATTATCACACTCTTTTTTATGATATTGATAACCATACCAAGCATTATAACCTTGTTGTCTATATACAGTATGTGCACAATTTGCATTTTTCTGGCAATCAAATAAACTATTACAACTAGTACCACATTCATTATATTTAGAATCAGGGTCGCCTGAGCACCAATAATAACTATTAATTTGTAGCAATCCATAATCAGTTGAACCATCCGTATTTTTGTTAGTTGCATCACAATTATAAGAGCTTTCGTATTTTGCTATGCACACCATTGTAGGTACTTGTGATGAAGAAAAACCAGCCTTTTGTAAATATGCAGCAACATCGCATTCGCTTTGTTTATTATATTGTACACTATCACTTGTATTAAAACTATAAGCAAAAGAAAAAAATAATGAAAAAAGTAATATTAATCTCATATAATAATACCACGTCAGAAGTTTTTATATAGTTTTTATACTTATAATTCACTTTTGAATAAATTATTAAAATTTTGCACTTCTATTTTATTTTCTTCTACTTGAAATAATTTATTAATCAATGTATCATCTCTAAAACGAATTGTATAGTCTTGTTGAAGATGACCTCTTCCACAACGTCCTAATGTTTGTATAATTTTTTCTTGTGTAATATTTGATAAATCCTTTGCAATATATTCGTGGCAAAACTGATAGTTTGTACCATAAATATAATCACCATTTGCTAAAATTAAATACAATTTCTGTTCCGATGCGAATTCTTTTACCATTTCAGTATAAGTAATAGATTTTTTTTGTGAAAATAAACCAATACCTAATAACAACAATATTTTCCAAATATCTTCAATATCATTAATAGACATAATTCTTTCAATATCATCATCATTAATATTGCTAGAATATGGTTTTTTTACATTAAAATCATTAATATCTACAAATCGTTTTAAGTGTTCTAGTGTATTTGGTATATATTTATTCATCATTGATACAGGTTTAATTAAACTAGTTAGTGAATTAATTTCTTTTTGAATCTGTGTAGCTACTGTATCCAATTTTACATTTGAGTTTTTATCTTTATTTTTACCAGATTTTGTTTCATCGGAATTTGAATTATTTTTTTTATTTAAATAATCTTCTAATTTTTTTTCAGTTTCATTTATTTTATGATTAACTTTATTATTAAATTTAATAGTTTCATCAATTTCTTGCATAATGCTTTTTGGTATATCAGCTTGTATAAGACAGAACTTTGCTATTTTATCAATGTCTTCTGCAATGTAAATAGTTGGACCATCTGTTAATGTATGAGCATGTTTTGTAGTAATTGATGTTAGATTAGTAGGATCTTTTTTATTATCTTCATCCTTTTGCGGTATAATTTTCAATGTTCTTTGGTTTTGAAAATACTGATAAATATTTTGCCAAGTTTCATTAGTATTTTTTATATTTTGAAGTATATGTAAATAATTTTCTTTAATTGTATACATACATACATCTTCAATATTATCAAAATAATTATCAATATAATATTCATCACTAGTTAATAGTTTATTATCATTAATATATAATATGAATTTGGATATTTCATGTAAATCAAAATACCTTAAAATAGTTTTATATTCAAAGCAATGTTTTGAACAGTTATAAATATCTTCATAATTATTATATAAATAATGTGGTAATTCAACATAACCATATTTATTAAGAATAGGTATAGTTTTTTTACAATCGTCACTACTAATAGTATAAATCATAGAATCATTGAATTTACATTGAAAGTCTATAATAACATTTTGTATTTCATCTTCTTTTGGTAGTGTTGCTGATGATAAAATAATATTAGGAATTTTATTTTTGTTCCAAACATCTTGAATTATACTATGAAATTCATGATTTTCATAATCTAGTGTAATAGTAGGTTCATCCCAAAACATAATAATATTTTCAGGTTCATTAAATGAGCACATATAATACATTGCATATAAATAGGATTTAATATCACATATCATAATTTCTACCTTATCGCCAACACTGTTATCTACTTTTTTTTTTCCATCTTTATATTTAATATGTTCATATGTACCATCACGTCTTACATATTCGCTCGCAGCATTGTAATGCAATCTAATATCATCACTAGATGAGCAACCAAATGCAAAAGCAACTTTTTTCCCAGAACTAATAGCACTTCTACTTAAAGATATACCTACATGTCTGGCAGCACAAAGAAATATAATTCTATATTCATTAGATAATCCAATTGGTGTCAATGTTTTACCAGTAGCTGTAGGAGCACTGTATAAAATCATTTTAGAATTTTTATCATTTTTACAAATAGAATATATTTGTTTTTGATGTTCATATAATTTTTTATCGGCATAATAATTTATAAATTCATTTTTTTCAATATATTCTTGTGAATTTTGTAATATATATTTTTTATTAGAAAGAGAATAGAACTTATTAATAATAAAATTAATATAACTAAGAACATATTTATTTATATTAGTGATTTTATTATCCTTAACTTTAAGATAGCTATATAAATAATAACTCCACTTATTGCTTTTCTTTTTGTATTTTTTTAAAATCAGACTAACTAATTCCAAAATTTGAAATTCAAATATATAACTATTATCAATTTTATCTTTAATATTCAATCGCATTGTATCAGCTTTTTTTACATGTACTTTTTTAAAATTATTTTCAATATTAAAATTTAATTCATATTTTTTTATTTCTTTTTCAATATCATTTTTAAAATATTTTTCAAATATTAAATATTCAATACCTTCATTATATGGTATTTTTAAAAAGTTAATAATAGATGTATTGTAATTATATTGAATATTTTCATTATAATATCCATCAGATATCATTTTTAATATATCAACCTCATTATTATCAACTTTAATCTCAATAGAATTCCATTCATCTCTGTTTAATTTTCTTTGTGTTAAGTCCATATTTATCTATACATTAGTAATTTTAAATTAAAATTCAATTTTTGTTAAAAAATATAAATTAAAATAATAAATAAAAATATGAATATTTTAATTACAGGTGGAAGTGGATTTTTAGGGAGTCATTTATGTAATTATTTACTAGAAAACGAAGACAATATTGAAAAGCTATATTGTATAGATAACAATTATACAGGTACTATAAGTAATATAAGTGAATTATTAAAAAATGATAAATTTATATTTATTGAGGAAGATATAGTTACTTTCAATATAGATTATTTTAAAAATATAAATATTGAACAAATATATCATTTGGCATGTCCTGCTTCACCAAAAGCTTATCAAAAACAACCAATAGAAACAATGAAAACAAGTGTAATTGGCACTTTAAATATGTTAAATTTAGCAAAAGAAAAAAATGCAACTATACTTTTTACTTCAACTTCAGAAATATACGGAGACCCATTAATTCATCCTCAAAAAGAGGAATATTGGGGTAATGTAAATCCAATTGGTATCCGTTCGTGTTATGATGAAGGCAAAAGGTGTGGTGAAACTCTTATGATGGATTATTTAAGAAGCTATAATACTAAAATAAAAATAGCTAGATTATTTAATACATATGGACCATATATGGATAAAGAAGATGGTAGGGTTGTAAGTAATTTTATTAATCAAATAATAACTAATCAAAATATTACATTATATGGTGATGGTAGTCAAACAAGAAGTTTTTGTTATGTAGATGATACAATATGCTGCTTACATAAATTAATGAATAGTTCAAATAAGATAACTGGACCTATTAACATTGGAAATCCAAATGAAATATCCGTAAAAGAACTAGCAAATATTATATTAGATTTAACAGATGATAGCACTTCAAAAATAATTTATAAACCTTTACCAGAAGATGACCCTAAACTTAGAAAACCAGATATATTTAAAGCAAATAAATTATTAGAATGGAAACCAAAAATAGAATTAAAATATGGTTTAATGCAAACAATAATGTATTTTAAAAAAATACAAAATGCAAAAAAAGAAAATAATTTTGAAAAAAATAAATTATTGAATAAATCAAAACAAATAGATATATCTGTAATTATGGGTTCAGACAGTGATTTACCTATTATGAAAAATGCATGTGAAATATTAGATAAATTTAATATATCATATGAATGTACTATTGTAAGTGCACATCGTACTCCAGAAAGAATGTTTAACTATGCAAAAAATGCTTATAGTAGAGGTATCAAAGTTATTATAGCAGGTGCAGGTGGTGCAGCTCATTTACCTGGTATGATTGCTTCAATAACAACTATTCCAGTAATAGGTGTTCCTATAAAAACAACATCATTAAATGGAGAAGATTCATTACTATCTATAGTACAGATGCCTAAAGGTGTACCAGTTGCAACCGTAGGAATTAATAATTCAATAAATGCAGGGTTGCTATCAATAAAGATACTTGCTTGCAAATATAATAATTTAAATGATAAAATAAAAGAATTTATGGAAAGTCAAGAGGAGGAAGTATTAAAAAAAGCAAAAAACTTGGAAGAATTAGGACATAGTAATTATTAAATATTTATTTATATATTTATAATAAATATTTATCATTAGTTTTGCTATATAAATTGTAAAATTTTTTTATTATACTCATTATATTGTTGTAATTATTTTTACAAAATAGCAATAATTAAAGTTTTATATAGAATATATATATATTATGAAAATTACATTTTTAAAAAGGTTAAAAAATAAATACTTGATTGCATTATTAATCATATTCATTTTATTATTTTTATTCGGTTGTTGTTATAAGTATTATTATTCATATTATAATGGAAATATAGATGAAGTGCTATACGAAGGATTCCAAGCCAAAGGATATAATATAAAAGAATTATCAAAAGAACAACAAGAAGCTGTAAAAAAATTTGCTTCAGCAACATTTAATATTATTTTTAAATTAACAAATGAATTTAATAAGTCTGATTTAGGAAAAATTACTAAATCATCTTTTGAACAAATAAAAAATAATAGCGAATATGAAATTCGCATTTGGAATGAAGCATATAAAGAGTTTTACGAACAGGGACTTGTTGCTATATTTGGTGATGGTTTAAGAAATGCAATTAAAAGCAAAATACGAGATATAATAAGAACAGAGGTTGATACTATATTAAATGAAAAACAATATAATAAAGGTATTATAACAGACAATGTTTCAAAAATTATTGAAGACCAAATTCAAAAAAGTGAAAAAGAAATAAATGTTATGAAAGATAAAATGAAGCAAGAAGAAGAAAATTTAAGAATGTTAAGAACCCAACTAAAATAAATGACTACCAAGGATTTATTATTTAATTTTTTACTAATGTTGTTAATGGTGTAATCATTTTTAAGATATAAAAAAGCTTTATATTTTAAAAAAATTAAATTATATTTTTACCATCTAGATTTTTTTACACTTATTCTTTGACCAGTGTTTCTTCTATTTTTATTAGGGTCATATGCTTCATCTTCGTCATCAGAACCCAGATTTTTGGATAATTCCCAAAATTCTTTAGAACCTAATCTAAAATCGTTATGTGGATCAGCTTTATACCAGAATATTTGGTCATTTAGTTTATTTGATTTAGCATTATTATTTATTACTAAACATTCAAAATTTTCTGTACATTGGTCCATAACTTGACAAAAGGATTCAAATGTAGGAAACATACCAGCATAGTTTTCATAAATACGCTTTCTATTTGTTATGTATGGTTCTCTTAAAATAAATACATAATCAATATTAGTTCTTAGATTAGGGGGAATACCAAGAGGATATTGCATAGTAATAATTAGCATAATCTTCCAATGTCTACCATTCATAAAAAGCAATCTCATCATTTTATCTCTTGCCCAACTATTATCATACAAACAATCATCCAATATAACAAAAGCTCTAGGGTCAATAGTAGACCTTTTATACATTTCAGTTTCTTTTCTTATTTGTTTTAATACAGTTCTTTGTCTTTGCATAATTTTTTCTATAATAGCGGTATTATATTCATTATGAATAAATAATTTAGGAACATGTTTTCCATAAAACCCGTTTCCTTCTTCTGTACCAGATATAACTGTTCCGATAGGAATATCTTGTTGATAATATAATAAATCTCTTACTAAAAAACTTTTACCAGTATCACGCCTACCAATTAATACAATTACAGGTCCTTTATTTTCATTTGGCTTAAAACTTATATTTTTCATACTAAATCTTTTTAATTCTAATGACATAAATTAATAAAATAGGAAAAAATAATTAAATTAACTAATTATTTATGTCAAAAGATGAATAAATTAATATTTTATAAATATCATAAAATGATTATAGAAAACAATATAATTAAAGAAGATAAACTTTTTGATAATATAAAAGAAATAGCAGAGTTAGAAAAAATACAATTATATATACCACTTTACGATTCCTTATTTAAAGAAAAAAATTTAAATGCAAGTCTGAAAGATTTAAACATTTTAAGCAAAATAAAAAGTTGTGAAAGAAATAAATTTGATTTAGAAGATAATAATTCATTTTTTATAAAATATAGTCCATTATTAGATCCAGTTAAATATTTGTGTGGAAAATATGAAAATATTAATATTTTTAAATTACCAGAAGAAAGTAAACCAAGTATTAATAATAAAGTGTCAAATCCAACTGATAAAATATGTGATATGAACAATTTTTCTTATATTGATAGTTTTTTTGCTTATTTAAGTGGAACACTAAAAGAAAAATATGGTTTCATTCATGGTTTAAACTTTTTTGGTTCTTTTTTAGCGATAAAAAATAACTATAAAATAAATATTGCAGATGATTTTGAATTATTATGTAAATCCGATTTTTTTAACAGTAATATAAATGAATTATTTACTTTAGACAATTTTGATCATGAGGTTTACAATAATTATACACATAAGTATAAAAATAGATTATTAATTGAAACATTTAAAAACAATGAAAGCATATTTAAATTTGATGATTTAAATAAAGATTATGATGCTGTATTTGAATCAAATAAAAAAGTGGAAGAAAATCAAGACAATGTAAAAAGCAATGAATTAGTACAAATATATGAATGTAATGATGAAATGAATGATAGTGATGATGATGATATTTCTTGTAGTTCAGATAGTAGTAATACTGATAATTCACTAATCAGTTTAGATTCCAATGAAAGTATAGAACACAAGTACGATAGCAGTGATGATGATAATTATAGTGATATAGACGATGAAGACGATGAAGACGATGAAGACGATGAAGACGATGAAGATGATGAAGATGATGAAGATGATGAAGATGATGAAGAAATATTAGCAACCATTAATAAATATCCTGTACAAGTAATATGCATGGAAAATTGTGAAGAAACTATGGAATATTATATTAATCAAAATAAAGAAAATTTAACAGATAAGCATTGGGCTTCTATGCTAATGCAAGTAATTATGTCATTAATATTATATCAAGAGTTATTTAGTTTTACACATAATGATTTGCATACTCATAATGTAATGTACACTAATACTGAAGAAAAATATTTATTTTATTACTATAATAACAAATGTTATAAAGTACCAACCTATGGAAAAATATTTAAAATTATTGATTTTGGTAGAGCAATATATAAATTTAATAATATTACTTATTGTAGTAATAGTTTTAGCAGAGGTGAAGATGCTGATACACAATATAATTGTGAACCATATTTTAACGATAAAAAAGCTAGATTAGAACCAAATAATAGTTTTGATTTATGTAGATTGGGTTGCTCATTATTTGATCATTTTGTATCTGAAATGAGTGAATTAGAACTAGTAAGAAAAAATGAAGAAATTGGTAAAATAATAATAGAATGGTGTGAAGATGATAAAAAAAGAAATATTCTTTATAAAACAAATGATGAGGAGAGATATCCTGACTTTAAATTATATAAAATGATTGCAAGAACTGTACATAATCATGTACCTAAAGAACAACTGGAAAGAGAAATTTTTAAAAAATTTGAAACTTTTAGAGAATGTGTACCAAGTCCAAATATGTTAATGAATTTTGATGAAATTATTGAAAACTTCACTTCTATCCATAAAATCAATAAAGAAAATAGTTAACCAAATAGAGTATTTTGAAATGTTTAATGTTCTTAACAAATATAAAATAATAGAAATATACAAAACATTTAAATCATTATATTCAATATACCATATAAGATATACCATTAATAATTCTGCACTATATATAATACTCCACGTGGATTTGTCTATTATATTTTTTCTTAATAAGGTAAGTCCAAATGCTGATGTTTGTATAGCTGGTAGTGTAGAAAATACTAATATTGTATTTATTTGTGGTTGAAAACAACCACTACAAATTAATGTTGCACCCATTTGACTAATACTAAAAAATGAACTATACATTTTTTTAATAGATGAATTGCTAATTTTTTGATGATTACCTCTTACAGTAGATATATTTTTATCTCCAACAGAAAATGTTATCAAATCTGCAAATAATAATGTTAATAATACGATTTCTTTAGAATAATCTGGAAATAAAATAATAAAGCAACCTCTATAAGCAAAAACCATAGAATGCAATCTTAATTCTTCCCAAATAAACATATTAGAACGACTTTGAAAAGTTCTTTTACTAATAACTTTAAAAATAAAAGATGATAAGTGAATAAAGAAGTGTGGTAGAAGTGTATTTACATTTAAATAATATTTATTATAAAAAAAATAATTAGTGAATTGATATAAAAAATTTCCTAAACAACATAATCCAGGTAATTTATGTAACCAATATGGGTCTTCGTGTGTAATTAATTTATTAATCATTATACTTTTCCATAATGATTAATATTTAAATTCAAATATAAATTATTTAAAATTCAGGTTCATTTGTAAAAGCAGATACATTAGTTTTTTCTCCAACAAAACTATTTACATTCAATTCCCCAATTTGTTCAGAAATATAGAAACTACATATTACACTTAAAAATACTAGCAATGAGTCTCTTATAATATATTTAACAACTAATTCCTTTTTTTTTATAAATTTTGTATCAACTATTTTAAATAATAGAAATACAATACTAACTATTATAGAAATAAAATAAGTGTTTTCCATATATTTTACTAAAAGATATTTGGAATTAATGTTATTACGCAATATAAATGATTAAATATGTTGATTTAAAAATAAAGAAAATCCTAGTAATACATCCATTGTTAAAGGTATCCATGCTATTCGTTGTTGTTGAAATAGGTATATAGAAGCGCATATATATAACAATCCATGAATTAAGCGATATTTAGCCCACCATGTAGAACCACCACCTTCTGGTGCGTTCATACGTTTATTAAAAATATATAGGTATAAAAATGAGGCGCCAATAATACTAGTTAGTAAACCAAATATAGGAAGCCATAACTTGGGTATAATAATTGGAATATATGCAAATATAATTCTTATACCAATGCAACCTATTAAAAAATATAAAATGCGATTTTGTTCAGATAGCATTATATAATACAAATACATTATTTATGAATTTCTATATGTGAAATTAAAGTTCTTCATAATCTAGTTGGATATTATCATTAATTTTAAGGTCTTTAGAAATATCATGTATATCAAGTATATCTAAATCTACATTAGAATCCTCAATTTTAAGTATTCCATCATTGAATTCCTCAGTATGTAATTCATCATTACCATCAAGTACACTATTTTCTTTATTAAAACTGATACTAGGTTTTTCACTAAAATCATCATCAACAGATAATTCAACATTATCTTTTTCTTCAGTATCAATCTTTATAAGTGGTTTTGATGTATCTAATTCTTCAAAATTATCATTTTCTTCTTTCATCATTTGTTCTTCTTTTGCATTATCATCTAATACATCATTTATTTCTTTATTTTCTGAAGATTCGTCTAAACTAACATTTTCTTGTGAAGACGTATTATTATCTTTATTAATTGGTTCTTCCTCAGTTTTTTCTAAATTTTTACTTTCATCTGGAACTACAACCTTTTCTTCTTTAATTTCTTCAGTAATAACCTCCTCAACACTTTCATCCATATAATTTTTAATAATACTTTCAATAGGTAAGCTATCTCTAATACTAACCATAATACAATCTTGAATAATAATTTCTAATTCTCTATTATTTTTTTGTTTTAAAAGAGGTGGTATATCTTTTTCAAATAAATATACATTTGAGTATATTTTTCTTGCAGAATTAATATAGCATTTATGAATAAAATCATCTAATTTTGGTATATTAATATCTATTTTTTTTTGTTGTTGTCCAACTCTCATACATGTTAATACCTTTAATTGAATAATATGAACACAACTGATTAAATCTTCTAAATAACTACAACCACTTCTTTCAATAATTCTACTGCATTCATCTTTTATAATATTTGCATTCCATTTTGGAACTCTAGCTATAAAATTTTGAAATGTCATTAAATATTTATTAGATTCATCGTTTTTTTCACATAATGTTAAAGCTTCTTTATAAATAGAATTAAAGCCTTCTACAACAAGTGGTGTTAAAATATTCACAAGCCTAGCACACCATTCATTTTTAGATTCCTGTAATGAAGTTAATGTAAAATCATCCATATTAAATAAAGGTTATATTTTCTAAACTATCAGAATAACGTATAAATAAAAAATATAGTAAAAATAAAATTAACAATTTTTCATTTTTTAATTTTTTGCATATATTATGATATGATATCAAGAGTGTATGTTTTTTTAAATTATTCATTTTAGATTTTTCAATATAATTTATAATATCTGAACCATGAAATGATTTATTATATAATTTTTCAGAAAGATTAATTAAATCAATAAATTTATATTTACTAATATTTCTAGGTTGTAAAAGTTTTTTTAATTCTTTGTATCTTTTTTCTTTATCGTTTATGAAATAATTATAATTATGTAAATTAATTAAATTATTATCAATTTTAACAATAGGAACATATATTTCACAAAATCTAGATAATATTGGTTTTAATAATTTATATTTATTTTCTACTACAAGGAAGAAACGAGTAGTATTACTAAAGAGTTCAATGCATCTTCTAAGTGCTGATTGTGCATCATGTGTTAAATAATCAGCATTTAACAATATAACACTTTTAAATATACCATTATTTGTAGAAATATTAGTCTTTGAAAATAATTTTAATTCATCTCTAATAAATTTAATACCTTTTCCATGTGCACAGTTAGCAGTTAATATATAAAACTGTTTCTTTATTTTATCATTATCATATAAATCATTAATAAAATTAAATAATAATGTTTTTTTTCCAGTTCCATAAGAACCATGAAAAATAATATTTGGTATTTTTTTCATATTTTTCCACGAATTTAAAGTATTTTTTATTGACTCGTGAATATTCAAAGACATAATATTCCTTTTTATAACTATTTAAATTATTTTACTAATAAAATAAAGAAATTAAATATTATATGTATTTTTTTTTTATTCCAGATTTAAATAAAATAAAAAAAGATATAGATTTTGATAGTATTATAAAAAATATTACGAAACTAGAAAATCCTTTACCTGGTACAGAATTAGGTGTTCCAATAAGTATTTTTGAAAATATTTTTACAAAGTTGCATTATAATTTCAAACCAAGCATTCCAAATATATTTTGGTTGAATTCATTATTAGGATATGCAACATATGGTTTAGATAGATATTTAGATGCGCTTGAATATAATAATACAGAAATAAAAAGCAATGTAAAAAAATCAAAGGTTGCTCTTTATGAATATATACTAGAAAATGAAAAATCTATAAAAATTTCATTAATAACAACATATGTTATATTAATAAACTATTTTTCTCAAACAGAAGAAACAGCATTTTTTCTACCATTATTATTGTTAAGTACTCAATATAAAAATATAAAAAAAAATTTTAGTGGTTTAAAATCATCTTTTATTGGAGTAATGTGGGTAATATCAACAATTATATTACCATGTGTAATTTATGAAAATAATTTTAATATAATAGATGATTATCAAGTATATTTGCCTGCATTTTTTTCTTTAGTTTCTAGTAGTAATTTAGCAGATATTAAAGATATAGAAGAAGATAAAATAAATAATGTAAATACAATACCAGTTTTATATGGAAAGGATACTGCATATGGTTTTAGTGTAGCGACAGTATTACTATCATTTTTTATATTTTTAAACCACCCTAATTTTCATTTAAATATTGAAAATACATTATTTGAAATAAGTAATATTGGAAACTTATATGCAATATATAAACAACGAAATGATACATTAATTTAAGATCTTAATATTATAATTTAACTTTCTAAAATAAGAATTTACTAATAATTTAGTTTCTAAATTGTTTTCATTATTTATTGCGGATAATACTAAATAAGCTAATGAATTTCTATAATTATCAAGATTACTATTATCCCTATCAAAAGTGCCTTCAATAAAACTATTATGGGCAATATTTGCATATTTATCATCTAAAATATCAGAATGCCCAAAATCTTCAATATTTATGGATGTTATTTTAGTTTTACTATCTTTTATATTTTCTAAATGATTAGATAACATCTCAAATTCAAAACTATTAGCGGATTCAAATAGTGTTTTAAATTTAATATTTTTTGTTTCTAATTTAAAAGCAGGTATAAACGGTATTTTGGGAGGAAAAAAATTCCATTTATAAGATTTATCTGCATGGATAATATACATATTTTCTAAATATGGTATTTTATAATTAATTTTATTTAAGTAAAACTTTTTAAATAATTCAAATGCGTCTAAGTTTAAATTTTCAAAATAACTACTATCAACAGGATCAAAAAATATAGCATTTAAGATATGCTTATTTTTTTCACATACTTTTAATGCAGGTGTTGCACCAGAAGAATGAGCTACTATATTGATGCTTCCTTTTTCTTTACTGTGTATTTCATCAACTAACTCATTAGCATTTTCAATATCACCATTGCAAATATAACAACAAATATCATTTTTAACGAGATTTGTTAAAAAATCACTATAAATATCATTCGGTATATATCCGTTTAAACCACCAAAAAATAAAACGTTTTTTTTTTCAGTTTTTAAAGTTAATGGTTCTAATACTTTAAAATCAGCATCATTTATTTTTTTTATATAAGATTTATGTGGTATGTTCAAAGAATTAAAAATAGGTAATAAAAATAATAAAAAGATTATCATTATAGTTATTTTAAACAATATGTTTTAAATGATTTAAACTTAATAAGTTAATAACAATAATGAAACCGAAAATTAATATATTAAGATTTGTTTACAGAGCATTTTTAACAGGATTTCCTTTTATTACTTATAATCCATTTAATAGCAATACTTTTCAAACTAGTTTTGATGTTCAACCATATAGTACTTATGTAAATTATAAATTAGATAATAGTGGTATTAATTATTTAAATAACTATTTATTTAGAAATACAAATAATTTAAAATTAGAGCCAGTTTCAATTGGAAAAGAGATGGAAAAAAATTATTTTATGAGTATCAATATTTATAATTGTACAAGCCCATTGTTTTCCTTTATAAAAAAAGAACCAATAACACGTTGTGAAATAAATACATATGTTAAAAATGAAGATGGTGAAATAGGGACTTTGATTTTGAGTTATGCTTCAAATATGCTATCTATGGACCCAATTAATATATTTAAAAAAGCTTCTAATTTAACAAATTTTGATTATGTAAATAACATTATTTATTGTAGAGCAATTAATTCAAAATTTAATTTTTCAATAAATTTCAATGTAAATAAAAATGATAAATTATTTTTTACAGATAAAAATTTACATCTTTATACAGATAATATATTTTATAGAAATGGAATAATTGACAAATTATATTATGATTCATCATTAATAAATTCTTTGTGTCAAGTACCTTCTTACTATAATAATTTATATTTTAAATTTGAAGATTTAATATTAACAAATCCGCATAGTATTTTTTATTTTAAAAATAAAATATCATTTAGTGGTACAATGTGGGAAAATTTAAAAGAATTTAAAATTGATTAGTTAAAAAAAAAATGGATAATGCAAATAATATAAATATGGGAACTACAGCTTCAACACAAATATCTCAAGAAAGAAATACAGTATTTTCAGATATAACAACAAAAGAAATACAGGCTCATGATTGTTTAATAGATACAATGCTTGTATTAAATGAAAAAAATATTAATAATTTAAATAATAGTTGTAAAGCATTTATACCAAATATTTCATATGGTATAATAGTAAATGTTTTAACTCCGAAATCATTTACTATATTATGTCCAATAATGTGTGAGACTGTTAATAATAAGTATAAATTATATAGATTTATTTTACATTTGAGAAATGTTATTGTACCCGAATTAGAAACAGATAATAAAAATGAAAAAGAAGCATCTTTAATGGCAATAAATATAATATCTGAATTATTAGTAGGAACTCGTGTTTATATAAATAATTTAAGTTTGGATATAGATGGTAAAATATTATGTGATTTAGAAATTAGTTTATCAAATAGGAATGTATCGCGTTTTATAATAGATAATAAACTTGGTATTTCAAATATAAGTAAAAAACCAGATAATTGGCTAAGCTACATTGATAAAAAATAAAATATTAATATATTTTAAATGTCCAACTTAAAAAAAACATCTAGTAAAGATAATTTTTTTAAAATGATTGATTCACATATATTAGCAGAACAAAAAAAAGAAGAAAAAGAGTTAAAAGATTATTTAGGTATACTACAAATAAACGAACAAATTTTTATAGATATGTATAAAGAATTAATAAAAAATTTAAAAGATACTAAGGGTGAATTATCTGAAATATACGAAGAAATAGATACAACAAAAAAAGAAATAAAAAATCAAAGTGAAATCTACAAAAAAATAAAAGATACAATAGAAATATTATATTTATGGGAACCAAATTTATATAAATCAATGAAAGAAAGATACGAACAAATTAATGAATTAAATGAACAATTACAATTTATGTTAAATACACAAGAATTAGAAAAAGAAAAACATATAAATGAAGACCAATTACTTGATGAAAGAAATATTTTTAAGATATTAGAAAATAAAGTAAATGATTTAAAACAGCATATAAAAGAATTAAAAGAATCAAGAAATGATATTAAAAAAGAAAGAAAAAAATATACAATTATAATGGATAATATAAATAAATTATTAATGCATAGAAAAAATAATCAAAATATTATAGCGAAAATAAAAAAAGAATTAGAACAAAAACAAGATTATATAAATACAGATACATTAATAAATAGGTTTAAAAAATTAAAATCAACTAGTCCAATATTATCAAATAGTCCAAAAGTTAATAAATCAAAAACTCCAAAAAGATTTTCACCAATAATTGATATTGAAGATAAAAGAAAAAGTCCAAAATTAAAGGGCGGAAAAAAACAAAAAAATAAAAAGACAATGCGAAAAAATAGAAAAAAAAATAAAAAGAAGACTATTAGAAAAAAATAAAAGCATATTCATATTTTTTTTATTTAATATAATATATATATATATATGGAGGATATTCAAATGAAGTCAAGACAATTTGCTGACAAAGTAAGAAAAGCTAAAAGACGACATAAATGGTTTAGTGATGATAGTGAATATTTAGTTTTTTATGCATCAAATACTTGTGATCCAGGCTTTTTATCATTATCACCAAAAAAAAAACATATACAAATAGATTTTATCCATGAATCAAAATTAATTAATAAGAAGTTTATAACACATTATTATCTTGTAATGGATTATTCAAAAATAATATCGGATAATAAAAGACCTAAAAAAAGAAGTGATTTTAAAAATTCTAAAACAGCACATGTATTGGATATGGAGCAATTTAACCCTCCTAAATTTGATAATGGTAAACTTATAGTAAAATATAATTCTGATAACAAACAATGCGATATGCTTTTAGAACCGTGTGATACAGATAAAGAAGAAAAATATAATTGTCCTTATAAATATATAAATTATGATATAAATTATGATAATAATAATAAAGATTGGCAAAAGAAGGTTACTTATTGGTTTTTTGATAAAATAAAAAAAAGCGGCAAGGAATGGAAAGGTGATAAGATAGAAAATTTGATAGACAATGTGGAAAAAGACCTATTTACCGATATAACAAAAAACCGAAATTATCAAAGTATATTAAATTATTACGATGATTACCATAAGAAAAAATTAGTAGTACCCCCTGATGTTCAAGATATTTTTAACGAAATGAAAGAATATTCTGATTATTGGAAGAACCATAATAAATCGTCAGCCAGAAAAAGTAAGGGCGGAAAAAAACAAAAAAATAAAAAGACAATGCGAAAAAATAGAAAAAAAAATAAAAAGAAGACTATTAGAAAAAAAATGTAAATTAGTTTATTAAGATATTTAATTAAATATAAATTAAATATTTTAAAATGCCTTTTATATATGCAAATAATTCTTTTTTTATTATTAATAAATAATTTATTAGTTAATAGTTTATTATTTAATCCATTAAATATAAAATGTGATATGGTTGATATAGAAGATAAAATAAATAATGCAATAAATACCCAGCATATGGAAAATATGCATGATAATATATTTGAAAATGTACCTCATAAAATGAAAATGTTTATTTTTAAAAAATTAACAACTGATTTACCTGATTTTCATAAACAAGGAGATGATTTATTACACATGAATGATAATATGATTACATTTATTTTAAACAGTAATATTGATATTAATTTAAAAAAGGAATTAATAACAAAAATAATAGATTTTACTTTATGGGGAGACCATATGGGTTCAAATATATTACATATATATAAGGTATTAATTGAAAATTTAACATTTTAAGAAATTTAAGCAGTTGAATTTAAAGAATGAGTATATGGATTTTTCTTAAATGCATCTAATAAATTTGGTTGCATACGATCCATATTTACATTTGGATTATTTTGATATGGTTTATCCATATGTCCATAATTTTGAGTAGATGGAGGCATATGCATAGCAGAATTACTAGGTACAAACATACGATTATTTTTTCTATCGTTTTCTATCTTACCAATATTAATATTTTGTTCATAACTAAATTGTTTTGCATTACCTTGATTAGTACGATTAAATGCTGTAGCTTCCTTGTATGGATTATTCGTTTGATTATATGCAGATTCATATGATTGTGCTGCATTTGATACTCCACTTCCACCAGACGTACCTACATAAGATACATTAGTAGTAGTTCTTTGATTATCATAAATTTGAGGTTTAGATACAACATAACCAGGTTGATTCTGATTTTGAATATTTAAATTTAATTCTTTGTTTGTATCCATTTCACGATTTGTTATTTTTAATTTATCATTAGGATTGTAAATAATATTTTTATTATTTGATACAGAAATATTACCTCTATACTTATTTTCAATTAAATCTTCTTTTTTAGTTGGTTTTAATAAGTCAACTATTGGTAATATAGCAGCATCAACAGCACTTTTAATATTTCCAAACATAGAAGGTTGTTCATTAACAACCCTATTATTTCTTTCAATATTTAATGCAACTCTACCATAGTCGCTATTACTAGCACTAGATGTACCAATCATAGATACAGGTCCTTTATAATCATTTGTATTTTCTTTTCTAAAACCTTGAGAATATTCAGATACTGTATATCCACCTTTATTATTACCACCACCACCATTATATAATGTTTCATGTTCGTTACGATTAACATCTCTTTCAATTATAGTTGAACGATTAGTAGGTGCTTTTTCTAAACCAGTTGTAGTAAACCATTTATTTTTATTATTTTCAAAATAAGTATCAGGTCTATTTTTTTCAACTTTGGCTTGTATACCTGTATTTTTTACATAACTAACTGCAGGTCCCTCTAAATTATTAAGTTCAAATGTTAATTTTGGATTATTTTTTGTTCTTAATTCATCAACATCTTTAGGTTTAAAATGTTCTCTTGCCATCATACCATTATTAAGACCATGATTCGGTTTTCCATCAAAGCCTAAATTTAAACCAGGTGCAACTTTTGTTTCTTCCCAAGGTTTAACATTTGCCATACGATTACTAGGATTAACTCTAGATTTATAAAAATCGCTCATATTTGGTGCACCATTTGCATATTGTAATCCATTTTGTGGTTTAAAAAGTGGTGCTCGTTCAGTTTTATTTTTGATTTGTGAACCAGTACCTACCATATTATCTAAAATGGCTTCGTTTGAGTTTTCATCAACTGTTCTTCCTCTTATTTTTGCACCAAAATAAGGTTGCATATTATTATGTTTAAAATTTTTACTCTCTACTACATCTCCAGTTAATGACCTAATTCTATTATTTGTAGCTTTACTATTAATAACTTTATTTCTATAAACATTCTGTTTATAATATTTATCAGTTGCTTGATTTGAATTTGGATAATTATTTACAGATAATCTATTATTTTCATCACTATTTGCATCAGGATAACTAGAAGGTTGAGTTTGATTGCTAGAATATCCTTCTCTGCTTGTATTTGAAAATAATAATCCTGCTACTGCTACTACTGGTATTGCTAATTCCATTATATATAAAAATATATATTTTATTTTATTACTAAACTATTGAATGTTAAAATATTTAAATATAATTAATGAGAATAATTAATGCTAATTCCATTTTTATCAAATACTAATATATTGAATAATATTGATTCATTTATACCTATAATTACTTCATTCATAATAGCTCCTCATGGAATGACTGATTTAATTCATGCAGAAGAAAATAATAAACAGAAACAAGTTCATTTAACGTATATTTCATGTTTGATAAGTGGATTACTTTTAAATAATGCAAATAGCCAAATATTTGATGCATTATTTTTAATAGTTAGTATTATACACTTTAGTCATGATTTGCCATTTAAAAATAGATTGATTCAAATACTACTATCAAGTATTTTTGTTTTAGATTTAGAAAAAATAGATTTTTCTTTTTTTATTTACTATATGATATTCATACATGTTCCAAATCACTATAATCGTTTTGAAAAATTATTAAAAAAATATAAAAGAAAAAGCTTTACTTATATTTTTGGTACAGGTTTATTAATATTTATATTATTTCAAAACAACCCAAATATAGTAGAACAAAAATTATTACTTGATATTAGCAAATGTATTATAGTTGGTCATATTATATATGAAGAGTTATATGCTAAAGAAAAGTTTAATCATTTTCAAATATAATAATAAATTTAATAATAAATAATAAATATTATTAAATTTTAAGAAGTGGGGGGTAGGAGGGAATCGAACCCCCAATCTCTTGCACCCAAAGCAAGCATCATACCACTAGACCACTACCCCTAATTAATTTATACACTTATTAAAATTATATGTCTATATTATATTTTTGTACAATCTTATAAATATCATCAGGTAATATAATTTTATTTTTAATTAATAATTCAGAACATTCTTCCATAATTGGTTTAGTTTTAGTAATAATTGAATGAGCTTTTTGATATGCATTATCTACTAAACGTTCAATTTCTTTATCAATAAACATTTTTGAATTATCACTGTAATACGCATTTACCATCCGTTGACCCATTCCAAACTTAACAATCATTTGCTCTGCTAAACTATAAGCTTCTTCAATATCTTTTGAAGCACCTGATGTTATTGATGCTCCAAAAAATACTTGTTCTGCAATTCTTCCAGAAAGTAATACCATAAGTCTAGATTGTAATTTTTCTTTTGTGTAAATATTACTATCAACTTCTGCATTCTCAAATATAGTATAACCTGGACTTGTAGGAGACCATAAATTTAAGCAAACTTTTGTTAATTTTGCATGATGCAATGAAAAAATACCAACAATAGCATGACCCATTTCATGAATAGCAATTCTTTTAATCATATCACTACTAAATGCATTTTCAGAAGGTTGATAACCTACTAAAATTCTAGAGATAATAACTTCAATATCATCACTATTCATTTTTTCTCTTCCATCCCTTAATGAATATAACATTGCTTCATTTAATAAATTTTCAATTTGTGCACCAGACATTCCATTTGTAATTTCTATTAAATTAGATACATCTACATCTTTTTCATATGGTTTCCCTTTTATATGAATATCTAAAATGGATTCTCTTGTTTTACTATCGGGATTACCAATATGAATTGTTTTATCAATTCTCCCGGGTCTAATTAAAGCTTTATCTAATAAATCAACTCTATTTGTAGCACCAACTATAAAAACACCATCAGTAGAACTAAATCCATCCATTGCTACTAATAATTGATTTAATGTTGAATCTCTTTCTCCTCCAGATGACTCATCTGTTCCTCTACTTCTTCCTACAGCATCAATTTCATCTATAAATATTATACATGGTTTATTTTGAACTGCTAATTCAAATAATTCTCTTATTCTACTAGCACCCACACCAACATATTTTTCTTGAAACTGACTACCTGAAACAGGAATAAATGATGCATTTATTTCACCACTAAATGCTTTTGCAATTAATGTTTTACCATTACCAGGTGGTCCTTCTAATATCATACCTTTTGGTGTTCTTACATTGTATTTTTCATATTGTTCTAAATTTGTCATCATATGAACAGTTTGATTTAATTCACTTTTAACAGTATCATAACCACCTACATCTTTAAATGATATACTCATATTCCTAACTATTTCAAAATTTTCACTTTTTGATGAACCACCTTGTAAACCATTTAATAAATTACCATCTGGTTTTTTAAGAAAAATACGCATACCAACTTGTCTTGGATCAAAATTTGTATTTTCTTCTATTAATTTTCTTCTTTTTTCTTCTTCTACTTTTTCTTTTATCCCTTCATCTATTGATTTTTTATTTAAATCTTTCCCTAATATCTTTTTAAATAATTTTTCAACCTCTTCTTCATCTTTCTCTAATTCTTTTTCTATTTCTTCATCTGTAGGATATGTTATATTCAAATTTGCTTGTTTTGGATGACCTTTATTTATACTTTGAATTTCAGTATTATTATTTTCTAAATTTATATTGTAATCAAAAGTTTTGCAAAACAATTTGCAATTATATTTTCTAATAGGAATATTTTGTAAATAGCCATAAGAATGGTTGTAAAAAATAAATAAAAATAAAAACAACATATTTTTAATAATATTATTAATCTTAAAAATATATTTAATATCTTTTACTAATTAATTGTTTATAGTATAATTATCTTTTTCTAATATCCTTGTACTTAAATTATTTTGAAACTGATAACAAACATGATTTTGTGGATTATAATGTAAATAATTCCACCTATCGTTTTCTTCTGTTCTAATTTCCCAAGAAGGAGTTATTATTCTAGATTGTTCAACATGACCATCATATGCTGGATAACTTAATGAACTTGCTGATACACTATTTTTCATAAAATCATTCTCATCAACACCATCACGATTTACTTGCCTTGTTAAACCTTTTAAATCGCTTTCTAAATTAATAGTATTTGTCATTAAATTACCACCCCATTTTTGCATACGAATTGAAGGATCATTATAAAAAAATGGTTTATTACCATTACCAGGTACACTTAACATATAACGTCCAGGGTCGGTTGATTGCTGTAAACTTTTTATTATTCTTGCATCATCATCATGAAAACGTGTAAAAGACATTATAATAATAATATAGATTAAAATAAATTAAATTATATTAATTATGGTAAAAAATATGGTCTTTCATTAGGATTGAAATTTAAAGGTTGAGGTACATAAAGAGGATTTCTTTTAACAATACTTTCACCAAAATTATTCTGTATTATTTCAGGATTTACAGGTTGTTGTGGTTCTTCTAAATTACTGGAACCAATACCAAATAATGATGATTCAATATTTACAGAATTATGTGCTAATTTATCTCTTGGCATTGCTGGCATATTTAATCCAAAATCAGGAAAATTTGTTTTATTAGATAATGCAAAATTTTCATTAAATAAATATTCTTCTCTGTTAAACATTTTCTTTTTTTCAAGAATATAATCTTGTTTTGTATTTTTATTTCTTGTAGAAGTCATAATAAAACAGAAGAAAACTTTTTATCTAAATTAAATTATTTAAAATGCTATTAACATATTCTTCATCTATAATTTCATTGTTTACTATTTTTTTTAATATTGGAAATACTTGATAAAAATAATCAAAGCTAAACAAAAATATCACACTTTGTAATGATGTTTCAATAAAATACATTGAATTTATTTTTTCTAGAATTTTTTTTAAATTCTCATTATTATTCATAATTTCAAATAGTATTCCTATTTTTGGGTCTATTTTTTCAAAATCATATTCTTCTAATTTAAAAAATTTTAAAAAATATGATTGATATAAATTATTTGCAATATCTTCATCGTCATTTTTATAATCTATATCAAAATCAACTGTGAAATTTTCTTTTAAATCATTCATAATAATAATATTATTCTAAAATCTTTAATAATATTATTTAATTAATTATCTTTTCCATTATCTCTTGTTAATTCTCTTGATGGAAGACCACCTCTGATCCAATTTTCATCTGCATTATCTTCAATAGTATTTGAAGGATTTGCTACAGATTCTTTAATTGAACTAATTAATGGATAACTATCATATTTTAAATAACTTACTTCACTACTAGGATTAATGCTTTTACGATTAGGAAATTGGTCTCCTTGTTTTAATTGGGTTTCTAAATCTGGGTCTGCTTTACCTCTACCTAAAAATGGTACTGTTACAAAAAGACGTTGATTTAAAGACAATCTATCTTTTTGATTTGTTGCTGTTTTACCAACTAATAAATCTGAATTTATGTCAATATTACATCCTCCTAAACCAACTTGTTTTGAACCTGTAAAATTTACATTAGGTTGATTTAAAGCAAAATCCATTGGTTTTGTCATATTGCAATCATTTACATGATAATTTGTTAACATATAATTACCTGATTTAACATTTTGTACTTCTGTTTGATTTAATGAACATAAATCTTCACCTATTCTTGACATATTTTGAAAGGTATAATCGTGTATATTTGCCATATATTATGAATAAATATATTTTTTTTTTACTTAATAATTATTATATCTATAATTATGTTTCATACACATTTCAGTATCACCATCTTTACATGACTGCATATTACCATAACAATATGTTGCAAATGCTGCTTGATCATTTGGTACGGTTGTACTTGGATTTGAATGAAAAGCACGCATTGAATTATCAAACATGTAATTGTCTCCTAAATCTTTAAATAACTTATCTTCTAGATTATTATGATTACTATTTATATCTAAAATACTTTGTTTTGTTGCATTATTTATATTTTTTTCTATTCTTTTATTAAAAGCAGGTGGAGCACTTAAACGATTTGAATCACCGTTTATTTCATGCAGCATAACATTATTTAAAGGATTTTTTGCTGTTATTGGTTTAAAATTTTCACTATAATTTTTTATATCATCCATACCTTCTTTTAAATTTTTATTATTTTTTTGATTATTTTTATAAAAATAATATGCCGTTATTAATAAAATTGTGCAAATTCCTGAAAATAAAATAGAAAGTGATTGTGTAAATAAAAATCCTAAAATAGTTAATAGTAGTACTAATCTTGTAATTGCATTTAATTTTTGATTCAAATTCATTTTTTCATTTGGCCAAAATTCCATCATATTTTCTTTTTTAATTAAAATATTTGGTTCACTTATCCAAAACTTCATATATATAATGTTTTTAATAAAAATTAAAATTCTTGATTAATTTTTATTAGTTAAAAAATCTAATTCAATACATTTCTGTTAAATATTTTTATTAATTGATTATTGTTTACATTATTTTCTTGAATATAAAGCATTAATGTATTATTTGTTGGATTAAATACCTTATATGTTCCTTTTACTAAAGTATCATTCTGTAAATTACCTGTATAATTACTTAATAATGTATTATTTACTTTAACAATTTGGTAAAATGACGTTTTATAATTATATTCAATATGATTAACTTCTGTATTATTTAATAAATCAGATACAAGCATATTACTATCAAAATTTAAATTAAATGAAGTAAAACTATTTGCTGGTAATTCAATTATAATACTTTGTATTTCGGGCTCAGGTTCAGGTTCTGGTTCTGGCTCTGGTTCTGATTCTGGTTCAGGTTCTGGCTCTGGTTCTAATTCTGGTTCTGGTTCAGGTTCTGGCTCTGGTTCTGATTCAGGTTCTGGTTCAGGTTCTGGTTCAGGTTCTGGTTCAGGTTCTGGTTCAGGTTCTGGTTCAGGTTCAGGCTCAGGTTCTGGTTCAGGTTCAGGTTCAGGTTCTGGTTCCGTTTCTGGGGTATTTTCTCTTGTTAAACTCATTATTGAAATATTATCAATAGCTGTTGATTCTCCTTGAATACCCATAAATTTTATACGATAACTACCTGTAGTGGGAATAGTTATATTTTCAGAATAACCAACCCATTCATTTATTTGATTTTCTTCAGTACTAACGGGTGATAATGGTATATAATTATTACTAAAAATAATGCCATTTGTATTATTATTGGTTATTGTAAATTCCATTGTTAAAGGGCTAAAGTAAGTTATTGGTGATAAAAACCATGAAAATTCATAATAATCATTTTCTAATACTATATCTTGATAAATATGTTCATTTACACCCTCTAATATAAGAAATTGTTCACCATACGGTGTTGGTGAAACATTTAATGATGAATATCCCATATTATTATTTACTAACGCAACCCAATTATTGGATACCCAACCTGATATTGTATATGTAAAATTATTTACAGTTGGTGATTCAAAATTTGCATTATTTAATGGTACTAATAAACCATTAAAACTAGGTTCAGGTTCAGGTTCAGGTTCTGGTTCAGATATTGGACCGGGAACAATAAATGTTAAAATTTGTTCAGAAGTTGTTGAAGAAAATAATGTTGTTCCACTACTATCTACAATGGTTATAGAAGGTGTTTCACTAACATTGCTATACTGTGAATTAGAAGTTGGATTATAAATTGAATTTGATGTAATAAATGAATAACCACCACCTCCACCACCTCCATATGAGCCACCACCTCCAGCTCCATTAGT